GAAGTATTTACTTTATCTAAACCACCACGACCTATAAATAAGGTACCGGCTTTATATAAACAATTTTGTAATTGCTCACTAAATCCGGGTGGAATGTTTACGGTATTATGAATAGTATCGATTCCCTTATCTGGATAAGGAAACTGAACTATTGAATTCTTCTTTGGTTTATAATCGTTTTTACTACTCATACGAGTTTAGTCCTAGTATGTTTAATAGTCCAATTAGCAATCTTAAAACGATTAATATGCCTCTGTAGCCGTCGTTTCTGTTCGTCATACATAGTAATCCAGATACGGCTATCATCTTCAGTATATACAGAAGCCTCAATCAAGGAGGCATACAACAGGAGCATGGGAAAATTAGTAATTAACCAATTTGTAGTACTGGAATCGCTGAGGGTATCAAGGTAATAGTAAGTAATATGAATGGTGTAATCTTCGTCTGCCTTGTAATCAAAGTACATCTTTGAACCAAGCAGAGCACATTTAGTTGGCTGCCCATCGGAATCTGGATCAAGATTCATGTAGATATCACCATAAGGCACAACTGAGAGGGGATACTTATTATTATCCGAATCAACCAATACTGGCGCATCCATCAGTTCCCAGTAATCACTTGGCAAATCGATGTCAGAGTCGCCACTAGACAAGGTAACCGTAGCTTCCTTCATAAAAGCCGGAATAAGGACATCACTAAAAATTCGTGACTCAGCCCCAGAGATGAACTCAGGTATTCGACTAGTTAAATCGTCCCTACCAAGCCAATTAGCAACTGCTGTTTTTAACTCAGAATAATTTGTTATAGCCATTAGTTGACCTCAGTTTTTAAGTAGGCGGGGTTAGTTATCGTCCAACCCCGCCAAAAGACTCAAAGATTAGTCACACCAGAAATAACAGGTAGCAAGCGCATCAGCCTTAACGACCTTAGCCCCATAAACAGACAGCATCTTGATACCATCAGCAAACTCATCTTCCAACCGAACTTTCTCGGTCTTCACAATCTGCTGGGCACCAGAGATACCATGTTTCGTACCAGTCATAATAGTCTGATACGAAGAGCCATCCGTAGCGCAGTTATTCGACATATAAATATCAAAGCCCATCATACGGCCAATAAAACCATTCTTGGCAGCAGACTGGCTGTCCCCCATAGACTCAGCCCTGACGAGCAGTCCGTCTTCCTTCACCATTTCACGTTCGAAGGTAGGCGGCACAACACACCAACGGCCCTGAGTCGGAACATTCTTGGTATTCAGCAGATAGGACAACTGACCAAGAACATCCAAAGGCTTAACTTCACCAGTATCATACCCGCAATCAACCGGTGAGGAAGTGGTCCCATATTTACCGGTAGCACCCGCATGCAGACCCAGAACATATGAATCAAAGTCATCAGCGATAGCGTAGGCACCTTCCTTAGTATATTCGTTCAAAATAGCAATATCAGACTGGACAGCATCAACGTCATCAACCTTAAAGGCAACATACTTTGCGACGTCAATAGTCAGCTGCACCTCATCATCGTCGAGGTCAGTCCAGGAAATACTCGCCCCAGGTTTGTATTCACCAAGCGAGAGGGAACCAATCTGACGGATATGAACCGTATCACCCGCCTTTTTAATAGCCCCTTCGTATTCCCTATTAATGATTTTCGGCGCAACCGCCGTATTATAAAAATTGATCAATACCTTCTTGGCCCATCAATTTCCTTTTCATATTTCTCAAAATCCTCTAGAGACATCTTTGAAATTTCTTCAATACTAAATTTGGGTTTACCTTTTCTAGTTTTTGAGAATGTCTTCGGATTCTTCGAAGTACTTCCGGCATCAACTGATGCTGCATCTGCAGCAGCCTTATTTTTTGTAGTTTTCTTTTTTTGTTTCAAGCGATCATCTCTGATTCGCTTCTCAAGTTTATACTGTCCCAAAAGGGACGTAGCGTCCTTAACGTTACTGGATGTAAACAGACTAGCTTTGATCGTCGACGGCAACATCGTATCAGCTGCCATCCAGTCAGCAAAGTCTTTAGACTGTACAATATCCATTACGTCAGGAACAACCTCCTGAATCTGCTTATTGAAGTCCTGCTGTTCCCGAGTCAATTCTGCCGTAGTCAGAGTATCAATAGTCTCCGTAACCGGCTTGATCTTCTCTTCAGCAACAACCTCCAAAACAGGCATCAAGAGTTCAGCAAGTTCAGGGTACTCTTCTTTAAAAGCTTCCATTGCCTGAGCACGTTTGTCGATAGTATCTTCGACTTCGTCCTTAGTCGTGGAATCAACTTTCGAAGAGAGCTTCTGAAGCTGCTCTACCAGTGCAGTATTTTGCTGAGCAACCTTGGTGGCGAATGCCTGCACTTCTTTATATCTCGCCTCCCAGTCCGTTGAAGTGTCCGCAACGGTAGTAGACTCTTCAGTCTCACTACTTTCATCCTCAGTAGTTTCCGAGGTATCGTCAAGGATTTCTTCGGCATCGTCGCTCGAAGTACCCTCGTCCGTATCTTCCGTATCCGAAGTGTCCAAGTCCTCATCGTTCGAGGTGTCAGTATCTTGGGTTTCTTCAACGTCAGTCTCGGACGATTCGCTAGTTTCGAACGTGTCCTTCATAAGTTCTTCCAATTCCGTTTCCAACTGCTGTACTTCTCTTTCTACACTATCCATAATCTTCTTCTCCTTTGGGTCTGAATATGTTTATTCAGGTGTCCAGTTATTTACGTCTTAGTTGTTTTTCTGCTTTTTCACCTAAAGTTAGGTATTTCATAATTAAATTGTACTCACCTTGAGCTCGATATAAATTATTGCCCTCCGACTGGCATAGGCGTTTTAACGCCAACTCCCGGTCCCGGTTTAGGAGGGCCAGGAGGTGCTTGAACTCCCGGTTGTCCTTGTACAGGCTGCGGAGGGCCTGCCATTGGTTGTCTCTGTCCATGTGTGTACCTCTTGGGGTCAAGGTCAATCGACTCTAAAGTATCCAACCAAAGCTGCTGACGATCAAACATCTGCAGATCAATCGGATTAGCAGTCTGACCAAGTAGTTGTGTTAACCTCTGTGATTTCACCTCCTTCGCCATCAGGCCAATTGTACCTCTGGCAATTACCTGCATATCACCCTTAATTGATTCATCATCAGAATACTGCATGAACCAATTATAAATTTTGGTGATAATTGGCTGTACCAGAAAATCATCTATATTCTTAACGACAGTCTTAATACCCAAATCATAGATATTAAGGACCATCGACATTCCTGATGCCGTCCCTCCCGTTGCCCTGATGAGGTCGGGGTTTTGTGCCCCGTGAGCAAAGGCCGGTACTCCACTCTCTTCGTCTGCCATGTTCTTAGCTAGCTCGAATAGCGGAATCATTGGATTTGACACATCAGGGATTACTCTCATGGAGACGACATCATCAACTGTCTCACCAGGAGCAACGGCAAGGGGGACTGATCCCCAGGGACGGATGACCGTTGAAGGTGATTCATCCAAGGTCCAACGGTCTTCATTGATAAAGAATACCGGCCCAGCTGCATCGACCTTATTATCAATAAACAAACGCATGGATGAATTTAACAACTGCTGACTATCTTGCATTTTGAAGGGAATACCAAAACCATACAGTTCGCCAGGAGTAATCTCATAAGGCATCACCTGATAGGGAACTTGCGGTGGTTTGTTGGGATTCACTACAAATTTAATTACTTCGTTATTACAGAACCAGATATTCCCATGAACGAGGTCTTCATCCTTGTAGACCTCGCCCGGTTCAAAACCTGCGTCACGAAGGTCGGAAACTTTGATGTTACCCCAACGTTCCCAGACGTCCCAGCGGTTTGAACCTGAGACCACATTTTGGTTAAGAATTGAACGTTTATCTGATTCATAAGGCAATTCAGTATGATTACAACCTTCTTTGATGACCCGATAAATAGCATCAGTATCAAAATAAGGCATATTAGTCAGCTCCAGTAATTCACTCTGAGACATCACATGACGCTCAAAAGTGTAGTCACAGGAACCAACAAAACCATTATCAATAATTAATTTTGTTTCGGGATCAAACCAGACATCAAAGATTGAGACGTACTTAACGGTGGGTGAATAACTCTTCTGCGGATTGTAGGAATACTGTCCTTTAACGTCGTTAGTCCATTTAGCTACATCACGTTCGGTAGTACCAACCTTCAGAACACATGAACCACAAATTACTGCCTCTAGAATTGCATGTTTAAACTTAATCGCAATATTATCTTCCAACCAAACGTCATCAATCTGACGTTTCATTTTCTTGGCAGCCTTCTCAGCAACCTTCCGTTTAATTTTTTTCAGAGTTTTTTCATCTAGATTAGCAAACAAAATCTGCGGTTGCTGTCGAACCATTTGCTGCATCTCAGGAGGCATATCCATAACTAGAGCTTTAATGGCTCTACTATTACTAATATTTGGTACTGGACTTGGTTCAACAGTATATGGTTTTTCAGTCTGAGAAAAAAGGATATCACAAATACGCTGCCAGGCGCCAATACATTTCTGGCGAGTAACACCCATATACAGTCTGGAAGCTTCTTCGGGAATCTGGCTGAGAATATCAGGCTCATAGGTATTATAAAAAGCCCTATAGGCTGACAACCACATATCCTCATACGGTTGACGATATTCTTTAGCAGTTTCCAATTCTGCATTAAATATACTAATTAAATTGCTAGCTTTACTTTTCTCTTCCATTTATTCCCCTTTAATATCCAACTGCAGTTCTTGGCCGTTTACGAACATTATTCTTCCAAATCTTGGTCTTATGGCGTTTAGCTCTGGCTGATTGTTTGTAGACTGGTTCTGCGAATGTCAAAGCAAGCGCATCTCCTGCATCAGTTGAAGCCAGCCCCCGTTTCTTCATATCTCGCTTAGACTCCAAAATAATCTGATCTTTAGAGTTAAGCATATAGGTAGGAGCAACCAAATCAGACTTTAGTTCAGTGTCATTCGGTAAATCAACATTGCCTTCTTTGAGCCATTCGAGAACATTACCCCACATCTCAGTACGACGATTCCGGTAACGCTCTACCTCCAGGATGGGAGTACTACCAAATGATACTGGCCTAACATGCTGCATGCCCTTTTCTTTAAGAAGATCATAGACACCCGGCATGTAACCAATATCGACGTAGATCAAATCTGGTTTATGTTTTTTATCGGCATCGACAATCCGGGCAACAATTTCAGGAACATCGAGTTTGCGATACTTAATCAGCGGAAAGACCTTACGCCCTTGTCTAATACAGAAGACAGTCTGGTCATCCCCAAACCGAGCTAAATCACAGCCCATAATTTTTAGGGATTTATCATAATTTTTGGCAGTGTATCTGATGGCGTCATCAACAAGATTGGTGGGAATGAACTGATCGGCAGCCTGTTTAGGAAATTCCCCTTTGATTCTTACTCGAACAAAGTCAGAGTCTTCACCGTAGTCTTTGATCCATTCTTTAATCTCTTCCTGGTTTACCTTCTTGGCAGTCCGGGAATCAACCTTCATGGTAGCCCAGCGGTGTCGGAATTTACCCCAACACTCTCTGAAGCGGCCTGAAGAACGAGTGGGGTTACCAAAGGCAAACCACATGGCACCTGGAGTAGTCATAGCACCTTGAGCAACTTCCCAGACCTGGTCAATAATAGCTGATGCCTCATCAAAGATAATCATGATATCTTTATCATGGGCACCAGCAAAACCCTCGGTATTACGCTCAGACCAAGTGATGGCTGAAGCATAATGAGTCTCAGGTTTATCTTTGAGTTTATACGAAGTTGCCGTCCAATCAAACCAGTGCTTATTTAAAGCTAACTGATGCCACTTTCCTAACTCTCTCCAGGTTTTTGTTTTGAGCTGAGTACCAGTATTAGCAGTAACTACAACCTGAGGTGATTGTCTAGTAGAAATGAAATAATGAATCAACCAAGCAACCAGACTGCTCTTCCCGACCCCATGTCCTGATGCTACGGCTAACTGTAAGTTAGAGCCATTAAGCTCAGCCTTACCCATAAGTTTGAG